TAGGTAGGAAATCCAATCTTTCTGCGGACCGGAAATCGTTCCGCCCTTCTCGCGCTTCATTTCAACCCAGCACCGCCACGCTGGAATGTATAAATCCGGCACCCCGGCGCTGACGCCCTCTGCCTTCAACTTCGCGCCGGTCGTTCGGCTCCGTTGCCCACCGTTGGGAATGGCGAATATCCTGGCATCTGGATATGTTTGACGCATCCACATGACGAATTCGCGTTGCTCTTCGTGCTCGGTTTTCATTCCCATCTTCTTTCCGTGACGCGGTAAAATTTGCCATCCTGCCTGAATTTAATTAATGCGGGCGGCGTAGCCTTGTTCAAATCAAATGCCACATCGTCTAGCTGATTATCAAGCGTAACGCCGGGAACACCCGCGTTGCTGGCAATCTTAACCAGTGATACCCGCGCTTTCTGCCCGGCATAGCCGTCGTGCATGACCGTCAGATATTCGTTTACAGGCTTGTCTGAGAGTGTGCCGTAATAAGTGACCATCAGCATTTCCTTGCCGCTGACGAGGCTGACATGCCGCCTCCATTGCCAATCGGTCACGTTCATCTCGGTCGTATCCAGACCCATAATATCGTCATCATGGAGTTTTTGCTTTGGCACTTTGGGCGGAGGGAATGGATTGCCACATGCAATGCATTCCTTTGCGGATATATGGTTCAATTCATTACAGGCATCGCAGACTTTGACCGGTGCTTCGCCCTCGCCTTTACCTGACGGCTTCTTTGGGTTGACCGCCGTAATAGGACCGTGCGTTTGCACCACCCCGGCAAAGTCCAGAACGAGGCAATGGTCGGTGTGGGATTTAACCCGCATACCGCGTCCGGCCATTTGCACATAAAGCCCGGTCGATAGTGTGGGCCGCAGCATGGCAATCAGGTCGAGGTCGGGATGGTCGAACCCGGTTGTCAGGACGTTGGCATTGGTCAGCGCTGTAATTTCGCCAGACTTGAAACCGTTGACGATCCGTTCACGTTCGGCCTTCGGTGTATCGCCAACGATACAGGCCGCGCGAATATCACGGGCATTAAGAATATCCGCCACATTATGTGCGTGTTTAACGCCAGCGCAGAAAAACAGCCACGACTGGCGATCACCGGCCAGGCTTATAACCTCGTTGACCGTTGCGATGTTGTTCTTATCTGTATCAATGGCGGCTTGCAATTCGCTCTCGATATATTCACCGCCACGTCGGTGTACGCCGTCAACCGAAAGCTGGTATGCGGTTAGTTTCGACCGGAGCGGTGCGAGGAATTTCTTGAATATCAATTCCTCAATGCTAACCGGGCTGATGATGTCAGCGAACAGGGCTGGCGCGTCGGTTATGTAGCCATGCCCCAGGCGGTATGGCGTGGCGGTTAGGCCAATTACCCGTATCAACGGATTAATATGCATCAAGTCGATAATCAGTTTTCTGTAGCCGCCTTCTTGCTTATGGCTGACAAGATGGCATTCATCGATCAGTACCAGATCAACATGGCCGATCTGGTCTGCTTTATCCCGCACCGATTGGATACCGGCAAATGTAATCGGCTCGCCAATATCCCGACGTCGCATACCCGCCGAATAGATGCCTAGCGGCGCATCCGGCCAGTGGTCGCGCATTTTCTCGGCGTTCTGTTCGATCAGTTCCTTGACGTGCGTCATCATAAGGATGCGCGTTTCCGGCCACTGCGTCAGCGCATCCTTACAGATTGCTGCAACGATATGGCTCTTGCCCGATCCGGTTGGCAGTTCGATGCATGGATGACCTTTATTGCCGTCCGCGAACCACTTATAAAGCTGATCGATGGTGCGTTGCTGGTAATCACGGAGCATTATTAGCTATCAATTCCTTGCTCGAATAAACGTATGCATCGCCTTCGCCATTGCGAACGTCTGCGCCGTTTATTTCGTAGACTGCCTCATGCGGCGTGTTCGAGTCCTTGATCGGCCACGGCACCAGATCGGGGTGCAGCACATGGCTATCGCAGCCGACCTTCTGGAAGTCGCCGGGGATGTCTTTGCTTTCCCATCTGGCGCAAGACCAAGTGCCATCGCTCTCAGGCGTGGCATGGGCGCAAGTCCGACAGTTAACTTCCTGCGTTAGTTGTCGTTTGTGGCAAAAACTATGCGCCGCGCAGAATTTGCATTGATACCAACTCGCGTCGGTTGATATTGGCACGGGGATGCGCTCCGTAATCGCAATCCGGTGGCCGCGATCCAGTAGATTGTCGGCAGCTTCCTCGTCATATTTCACCCGCTCGGTGTAAAGTCGGTCATCATCTTTGCAGACCGCAACGTACAATGCGCGATCGATCTCGGTCCCTCGCATGTAAATCTGCATCTGCGCCCAGTGCATGGGCTTGCTATCCTTAACGCCTTTCTTTTCAAGGTCATCAAACGATTTCTTGTTATGCGTTTTTATCTCAAGAATATGCCGCGTCTTGATCGCGCCGGGAACACCGGACTCAATGATGCCATCGACCGATCCGCCGACATGCTGATCCAGATTCAAGAATCTCTGGCTATCCCCGGTTTCGCCAATGTCCAAGCCGATTGCTTTAAGATCAGCAACGACGATTTCCTCTTCATTCCGGCCCCGCCGAAACAGCCGCCGAATACGACCGGGGAACTTTTCGCGCACCGCCCAGCGGAACGAGAGCCAGAGCCAGCGGTCGCAGGGGTGGCCCAGCATGGAGCCGCCAAGATGCAGTCTTGGATCGTCATGTTGGTCGGCATGGTGTCCGTCGACTAAGTTGGCGATTGAGTTAATTGGTTCAGGGATTTTCATGAGAAAATGGCCGGGAGTTTCCCCCCGGCCTCTCCTTTATTTAGACGCCCAAGGCGGGGCTGGCGGTGCGGTCGCAGCGGGTGCCACGACAGGCGGAGTCGAACCTTCGATTGCTTTGAACGCCTTGACCTCGTTTCCGAGGCCATAATTCGGATCATCTTTGACCGTGACTTTGATCAAAAGATTGCCGCCGAGCATCTGGTCGGTATCTTCCAGCTTGGTCAGGCCAATCGCTCGCATGATGTCACCAAGCTGTTGGCGACCAATTTCTTCCGCCTTGGGGTTGGGGTTCCGCGTATTTAGATTGCACCAAACAACGCGGCCCTGATGCTCTGGCCCGATTACATCAAATCGCACGGCGATGTAATTGCCGGTCCCCGCTTTAGTTGCCTTGATCTCCGCACCAGCGATTGCGGCGGCATACCAGCCCGCCGGGATCGGCGCGAAGTCACGATCCTCAGCAACCGGCATGTCCTTGATATCGAAACTCTGCTCCAGAAAACTCATAATCTATTCCTTTATGATGGTGAATGAAGCCCGACCGGGCTGCGTGGTAATGCCGCCTAAGAGCGGCTCGGTGATCGATTTGTCGGCGCTTTTCCACACCGTCATATTAATCTCCGGTTTCCAGCGGAACAGACTGGATAGATGTTCCACCAGCCCTTCCTCCGCTGCAATCTCCTGGATGCGTTTACCATCGACCTTGCGGTTGATGCGCCCAGTGATCTTGATCTTGTACCCGCCGTCTGTTTTGACATTTTCGGTGCCTTCCATGTTTTCAGCAACACCGATCAGCGATGCAAGCTTATCTTCAAGCTCGCGGCGGCGAGCGACCGCGACGGCCTCCGCTTCTTTGGCGTCAAGCCAATTTTGAGCCAGATCGTCAATCATCTTATTTTCCAATCTTTTTAATGATTTCACCGAGGTCAGGCGCTTCCCAAACTGCTAACTTTCCCGACCGGTCTTTGGCTTGCCATAGGCCGTCGGACTCCAGCATCATTGCCCTTTGCGTCACGCCTTCCGCGTCTTTCTCGACTCGCAGGGCGGCGACGATATCGAAATAATATGGCAGCGATTGCCCGGTTTTATTCCCCGGCATGGATGGCGAGTAAAGCATCCGGCCCATTTCATCCTGCGCCTTTTCCAGTTTCGCCGTCATCAGGATATGCTTCGGCAAATCGCGGAACGACCGTATGATTTCGGCCATCGTTGTCTGCATTTCGCCGTAGGCCGCGCGGGGGTCTTTGGCGATTGCCTTTTCTTTCCCCAAGCAGACCTCTGCGATCTCGCTGATGCTGTCGATTGCTACGCTGGAAAATTGCTTGGCTTCGTCCGATTCGGCGAGCCATTTATATGCATCGCGCAAGGCTTCCATATCGGAGATTTCAAGGAATGGGATTTCCTTGTGCGCGATGGAAAGCAACCCGCCTTCCGCCGATAAGATGACCGCCGTCGGCAAGGTTGGAATCAGGCTGGTCTTGCCCGATCCCGCTTGACCGTAGGCGAGCATTTTAATGCTGCCGGATTTAACGGTCGATGTTGATTTCAGATTGATCATAATTCACCCCCCCCCATAGCATATTCCTCGAGTGTCTTTTCAGCGCGCCAATGGAGATCACGTTCTACTGGTAATCCGAACGGCGGGAATTTAATTGCTTGGAGTTCCCTTATATTCGTGAACCCCATTTCTTTGTATCCAAGTCCCATATCGGTCACGCCGAACAAGTTACCGTCATCATCCATTTCAGACGCCAACATGGTGAACGAAGAGCCACCGAAGAATCGCACAACCGGCTTGTGATACAGATTCGCGCCGCCCGATCTTTCGGTAGCACTATGCTGGAGTCGCAATTTCTTCTCAATTGCTTTTGTTAGTAGCTTCATAATAATTAGTCTCCTTTATATCGCGGTCGGGCCATCCCGGTTGCGATTTGCATTTACATTTATATAACAGTTGGCTTATGGTGTAAAACCTTAAATTAACATTAGGGTGATAAAATGACCACCGACGAAGCAATCGCCTATTTCGGGAGTCGCAAGAAAATGGCCGATTTCCTTGGCATCTGGCCGCATGCTACATATCGGTGGGGAGAGCAGCCGCCCAAGTTGCGCCAGTTTGAAATCGAACGATACTCGGATGGGGAGTTAAAGGCTGATGCCTGATCCGATTGTGCAGATCGTTACGGACCGCTTCCATGAGCGAAGCCGCGAGGGTATGGTGACCTATGGGGTCAGCATGGCCGATAACCCGGCAGGCGCTCTGGAATGGTTAAATAATTTGCAGGAGGAGCTAATGGATGCGGTGTTGTATTTAGAGCGGTTCAAAGGTGAATTGAATGGCTGATATAAAAGACATCTTCGGCGGCCCGTTTGTCCCGTCCTCCAAACATGTCGAGCCACCAGAAATCCAGCTTGCCGATGCCATGCGATCCGCCGGGATCGATCCGCCGCCAAATCTCACGCTAGACGGCCAGCTTCACCGTTTCTCGACCAAAGGCCGCAAGCGTGACGATTCCGGCTGGTACATCGCATTTCCGGACGAGCCTGTCGCCGGACGCTTCGGCTGCTGGCGCGATCAGATCGATTGCGTATTCAAAGCGGAAATTGGGCGCGAGCTGACCGCCGCCGAGAATATGGCGATCATCCGGCGGCAGTCGGAGGCCAAGGCCGAGCGCGATCTGGCACGGCAGCGCAAGGCCGAAGTTGCGGCTGGTACGGTGGACACGATCTGGACCGAGGCCATAGCTGCCAGCCCCGATCACCCATATCTAAAGCGCAAGGGGATCGACCCTCATGGCGCACGGCTGACCGGCGACGGCCGGCTAATCGTGCCGCTTTACAATGTGGACGGTGCTCTCGCTTCGTTACAATATATTTCAGAGGATGAAAAACGCTACCACCCCGGTGGCATGACTAAAAGCTGTAGCTGGACGCTTGGGGAAATCAGCTCCGGCCCGATATTCGTGGCCGAGGGCTATGCGACCGCTGCGACGATACATGAGGTATCCGGTCGGCCTTGCGTGATCGCTTATTCGGCCAATAACCTACCTGCAATCGTCGGCCAGTTACGCGAGACGCACGGCCAGGCGCAGGAAATCGTAATCGTGGCCGATAATGACGCTTCCGGCGTAGGGCGAAATAAAGCAGACGAGGCATCCGCCCAACATGGTGGCCGGATTGTTACGCCACCGACCGAAGGAGATGCCAATGACTATCGGCAATCGGGCGGTGATCTAGCTGGATTGCTGTTCCCCCCGGCGGACGATTGGCTAATTCCGGCTGATGCCTTCTCCGAACAGCCTGACCCGATCCGCTGGCAAATCAAACGATGGCTGCAAAGCCAAGCGTTGATCATGGTTCATGGCCCGTCAGGGGGCGGCAAGACCTTCCTGGTTTTGGATATGGTGATGGCAGTCGCCAGCAAGGGGGATGTTAAGGAATGGTTCGGGAATAAGGTTCGCAGCGGCACAGTCGTTTATCTGGCTGGTGAGGGCCATCATGGTCTGCGGGGTAGGGTAGCGGCGTGGAAACAGCATAAGGGCGTCCTAGCCCTCGATATGTGGCTCTCACGGCATGGTCTGGATTTGAATACGCCGCAAGGTTACCAGAAAACGGCGGACGCGCTGCGCGCGTTGCCTAATTCACCTGAGATTATCGTTGTCGATACGCTTCACAGGTTTCTGGATGGTGATGAGAATTCGGCGCAAGATACCAAATCTATGCTCGATGCCTGTTCATCGTTGATTAACGAATTCGGCGCCAGCGTAATCCTAGTGCATCATACCGGCGTATCGTCCGAGGCTCAGCACCGGGCGCGGGGGTCAAGCGCATGGCGTGGGGCGCTGGATATTGAAATCAGCGTGGTCCCCGGCGATACCATTGAAATCATACAGCGCAAATCCAAGGATTCAGAAGAGGCCGAGCCGGTATTCGCCGAACTGCAATCGGTGCCGATTAAAGGCTGGCTGGATGAAGATGACGACCAGGTGACCAGCGCGGTATTGGTGGCCGGACAGGAGCCTGTGAAGGCCAAGAAGGACAGCCCTCTTGCCAAGCATCAAAAGATGTTTGAAAATGCGTGGTGGTCGGCTAGTGCGGAGGATCAAGATGGTGCGCCATATCTGACCCGTTTGGCGTTAACCAGGAAGCTGGAGGCTGACGGCATGGCCGAGCGCACGGTCAAGAATATGACCAATCCGAGTTACGACAATAAGCTGATCGGGGCGCTGATGATGGCGAATATGATCGAAAAACATCTGGATGGATGGATCGTAACGGACTCAATTTGGGGATCAGCTATGGTTGCAACGCGCGATGCTTGAACAATCTACGCGAGCTACCCTAAAAACCCCTGGGGTACCCCTGGGGTACTTGGGGTACGAGGGGCTAAAAACCGCAGAAACGTGTACCCTAAAAACCCCCCTACCCTTTAGGGTAGGGGTTTGGGGGTACTCTGCGGGCAGAGGGGGTTTTTAATGGATTGGCCTGCGGATAAAATCGAACGGCGGAAAGTCGACGCGCTGATACCATATGCGAGGAATGCCAGGACGCATTCCGACGATCAGGTGGCGCAGCTTGCGGCGTCGATCAAAGAGTGGGGATGGACGACCCCGGTGCTGATCGATGAGGACGGTGGGATCATAGCCGGGCATGGCCGCGTCATGGCAGCGCGAAAGCTGGGCATCAAACAAATCCCGACCATGACGGCGACCGGCTGGAGCAATGCTCAGAAGCAAGCTTATGTGCTAGCGGATAATCAATTGCCTCAAAACGCCGAATGGGATTTGGATTTGCTAGCGGTGGAAATGAAAGACCTCGACAGCGAGGGGTTCGATTTGAGCCTGGTCGGGTTTGATGAAGGCGCTCTTGTTAATTTATTTTTGCCTACCGAGGAAGGTAAAACCGACGCGGAAGCAGAATGGGAGGGAATGCCTGAATTTGATCAGGGCGATAAAACTTCCTTCAGACACGTTATCGTACATTTTGAAAATAATGACGATGTGGCGGAATTCTTTAGCATCATAGGCCAGAGCCATACAGATCAAACAAACTCAATATGGTTCCCCGAACAAGAAAAGATGGATACAGAGGCAAAAAGATATGGGTGACTTCCCTATATATATTCCCAGCAAAAGCCGGTCAGAGCATATGATGACATCAAAATATCTAACTTATATGGGTATCAAGCACAATGTTGTGGTCGAGCCAAGCCAAATGGACGAGTACAGGAAAGCTATTAAATCAATGGATTTATTGACCACGGCGGTCGAGTTGGATATGTCTTATAAAGATAAATATGAACTCTGCGACAATCATGGGCTGGCAAAATCAACCGGGGCTGGGCCAGTAAGAAATTTTGCGTGGGATCACTCAAAGTCAAACGGCCATAGCTGGCATTGGGTAATGGACGATAATATTAGAAGTTTCAGGCGGCTTAACAAAAATGAAAAGGTCAAAGTTGCCAGCAGCTCGTTCTTTAAGGCAATGGAAGATTTCTGCCTGAGATATGAGAACGTATCTATGGCTGGGCCGAATTATTATATGTTTGCTCCGTCTCGGTCGAAAGTTCCTCCGTTTATTACCAATACGCGTATATATTCCTGTAATTTTATCAGGAACGATGTTCCGTTCCGGTGGCGTGGGCGATATAACGAGGACACTATCCTCTCTTTGGATATGCTAAAGGCTAAATGGTGCACCATTCAATTTAACGCATTCCTACAAGAAAAGATGTCGACCCAATCCCTGTCTGGCGGCAATACTTCCGAATTGTATCAAGCGGACGATAAACCACAAAAAGGGCAAAAATATTCTCAAACCGGGACTATAGGCAAATCTCAGATGATGATAACAACCCATCCAGACGTTTCAAGGTTGGTTCATAAGTTCGGAAGGATACACCATCACGTTGATTATGGGCCGTTCAAGCGGAATAAACTTATCCGGAAACAAGATGCTGAAATACCATCTGGTGTTAATAATTACGAGATGATATTAAAAAAGAAAAACACCGGCCAACAGGCCAAACTAGAGGAGAGTGGGGAGACTTTTTCCCCTCTTTTAGCAAATGCCTCGTAAAGCCACAGGAAAACCGAACGGAAGGCCTCGTTACAAGCCGACCGAGGATGATCGGAAAACGGTCAGTCTCATGTGCGCCGTTGGCATTCCGCATGAGGGGATTGCGCTTTGCATTGGTGAAAATGGCATTGACGACAAGACCTTGCGAAAGCACTTCCAGAAAGAACTAGCGACATCGAAAATCAAGGCCGACGTTAAAATGGCGGGTTCTCTATTTCAGGCCGGGATAGCTGGCAATGTCCATGCACAAAAATGGTGGACCATGTCCAGGATGGGCTGGAAGGAAAAGAGCGAGATCGAACACAGCGGCGATGTCGTCTGGTCCATTCAGAATATTTACGAGAAATGATAGTTCAGCGCCGCATCAGGAAATATCAGGCTCCGCTGCATAAATACATGGTTGACGGCGGGATGGAGAATAAACGCGCGATATCCATCGCGCACCGTCGCTGGGGCAAGGATGAAATCGCGCTTGATGTGACGTTCCAGGCATTGATTGAACGTCCGGCAACATACTGGACGTGTCTTCCTGAATTTGCCCAGGCTCGCAAAGCAATTTGGTCGGCGGTTAATCCGCATACAGGGATGCGCCGGATCGATGAGGCGTTCCCCGAGGAATTGCGTGAGGTGACGAACGAAGGCGAGATGTTCATCCGGTTCAAGAATGGCGCAACGTGGCAAGTAATCGGATCGGACCGGTATAATTCCCTGGTTGGCGCTAGCGTGGCAGGCATTACATTTTCCGAATGGGCATTGGCTAACCCATCGGCATGGGGCTACATCAGCCCGATGCTGCGAGAGAACAACGGCTGGGCGATGTTCGTCACGACGCCGCGCGGGAAGAATCACGCATTCGAGATGTATAATTACGGCATGAGGACTGAAGGCTGGTTTGCCGAGATATCGAATGTCGTTGACACTGGCGCTTTCGCAGAGGCGCAGCTTGACGAAATCAGAGCGGAATATATCGCGCTTTATGGTACCGATTTTGGTGCGGCTCAATTCGAACAGGAATACATGTGCAGCTTTGAAGCTGCGATATTAGGCAGCTTTTATGGTACGGAACTGTCAGTAGCACGATCCGAAGGGCGCATTTGCGAAGTCGAATATGATCCCGATCTCCCCGTAATGACCGTCTGGGATATTGGCTACTCAGACGACACTGTTATTCTCTTCGTACAAATCATTGCTAATGAGGTGCGGATTATCGATACCTATAGCGCAAATGGTCACAATCTTGAGCATTATACTGGGGTTATTTCCGACAAACCGTATGAATACGCCCGACACTGGTTGCCTCATGATGCGCAGGCAAGGACGTTGGCGGCGGCGGGGCGGTCGGTATATGAGCAACTGACCAAGGATCACGGCCTTGAAAACGTAAATATTCTGCGAAACACCAATACTGAAATGCAAGGCATCCTGGCAGCGCGGCATCTGTTCCCGCGCTTATGGATTGACGAGGATCAGGAAGACTTCTTGAATGCTCTGGGACAGTTCCGAAGAGAATGGGATGATGAGCAAAAATGCTTCCGGGACCGGCCTGTCCATGACTGGACAAATCACTTCGCGGATGCGCTGCGATATCTGGCGTGGGTCTGGAAGGAGCCGGTGAAGCCCAAGGCTCCCGTATTGAACCCGATCCTAAACATCGGCGGCCAGTCCACCATGACCATGAACGACCTGATGAAATCCGTCAGTAAGCGGCGAGCCAGGTATGATTGACAAATTTCTTGATTTGAGGCAATAATTGTGAATGCCTAGCACATCGAAGAAGCAGAAGAAATTTATGGCCGCAGCGGCGAACAATCCGAAGTTCGCCGCGAAGGCCAAAATTCCGCAGTCTGTGGCCAAGAAATACAATAAAGCCGACCGTAGTGCCATGACGACGGCGCTGGGCGGTAACGGGAAAAAGGGCGGCTATGCCTGATAATATGGACGCTCAAGGCGGCACGTTAGTCACGCCGGAAGACGCGGGCAAGGGTGCACCCGGCGTTGTCGCTCGCTGGATTGCCGAGCTTGATCTGAGCGATAAGGTCGAGAAGAACTGGCGCGAACGCGCAAAGGATGTGCAGGAGCGTTACCGCGACGAAAAATCTCAGAACGAACGGCGTTATTCGTCTGCCAACCGCTACAATATCTTGTATTCCAACATCCAGACGATTTGCCCTGCTTTATATAATCAGTCTCCGACGCCGGATGTGCGGCGGCGGTATCGTGATGCCGACCCGGTCGGCAAGGAAATCTCCGAGGTCTTGGAACGCGCGTTGTCGTTCACGATGGATGATTGCGATTTCGACCGGTACATGCGTCTGGCGATCAAGGATCAACAGATTTGCGGGCGCGGCGTTACGCGGGTTCGATACGATCCGGTATTCAGCGAAGAATCCGACGAAATAGGTGACCCTTACGACGATTTGAAGAGTGAGGAGGTCAAGTTTCAGCATGTGAACTGGGCTGATTTCCGCCACGGCCCCGGTCGTACCTGGGAGGAAGTCGAATGGGTTGCTTTCAGCCATTTGATGACGCGAGACGATTTGCGCGACAAGTTCGGAGACAAGATCGGAGACGAGGTCGAGCTTGATTACACGCCCATCGGCATGGAAGACAAGGACGGTGACGTTGTTGCCGACACGTTTAAACGCGCAACGGTATGGGAAATATGGTGTAGCCGTCAGAAAAAGGTGATTTTCATCTCCAAGAGCGTGAAGGAGCGTCCGTTGAAGACGGACCCCGATCCTTTGCAGCTTCGCGGGTTTTTCCCGACGCCACGGCCTCTATATTCGACAGAAAACACGGATAGTCTTGTCCCGGTCGAGCCGTTTCGGTTTTACCGCGATCAGGCCAACGAACTGGACAACATCACGCGCCGCATTTCCGGCATTATCGCCGCCTGTAAGGTACGCGGGATTTACGACAGCACGATCACGGAAATGTCCAATTTGATGGACTCCGGGGAGAATATGATGATCCCCGCGCAGGACGTTCTGCCGCTGATGCAGTCGGGTGGGTTGGATAAAGCGGTCTGGATGTGGCCGATTGAGAAGATCGCGGGGGTCTTGAACGAGCTTTATAATCAGCGCGAGCAAATCAAGAAAACCATCTATGAAATCACCGGAATTGCCGACATCATGCGCGGTTCCACGGCTTCGTCCGAGACATTGGGCGCGCAACAACTCAAGGTGCAGTTCGGCACCATGCGCCTTGACGATATGGGCCGCGAAATTCAGCGATATGCTCGTAGTCTTGTCCGCCTTGCTGCGGAGATTATATCGGAGCATTTCAGCCCTGACAGTCTAGCCATGATGACCGACATCAAACTGCCTTCGCCGGAAGAAAGGATGATGGCGCAGCAACAGGTGCAAATGCTGGCCCAGCAACAGCAGCCGATACCGACCCAGTTGGAGGAAATACTTCAGAAACCGACCTGGGAAGAATGTATGCAAGTCCTGCGCGACGACAAGCAGCGTTCGTACCGGGTTGATATTGAGACCGATTCCACCATTGCCGGGGATCAGGCGATGGATCAGAAGTCGGTAACCGAGTTGTTGAGTGGTGTTTCGACATTCATCACCAATGCCGGTCCTGCGGTTGCGGCAGGCTATTTGCCGCTTGAAGCTGCCAAGGCCATGCTAATGTCTGCGGTCAGGCGGTTCAGGATGGGCCGCGAGGTCGAGGATGCTCTTGATATGATCGGTGAAAATGAGGATGGTGCTGCGGAAGACGGCCAGCAGCAGGCTCAACAGGCCCAGCAGATGGAACAACAGGCGGCGGCTCAAGCCGAGCAGATGAAGATGCAAATAGAGCAGCAGAATTCTGCGGTCAAGGCCCAGGAGGCGCAGACAAAAGCTCAAATCGAGCAGGACAAAATGCAGATCGACGCGAAATCTCAGCAAGCTTCTTTGATGATTCAGCAGCAGGAGATTGACCTGAAAGAACGCGACATGGCCTTGAAGGAATTCGAGGCGCAGAAGCCTGAACCGGATGTCGGCATGAGGATTCAGGCTGATATGCGAATGGCGCGTGAGAAAATGGAATTCGAGGCGAGTGAAGCCGACAAGCAGCGCCAGGTTGATCTGGCGAAGGCGATTATGGCCGAATTCAACGGGCCTGAAGTTAACACGACCAGCCCTGAAGAAGCTCTGGCGCGAGCGTCCGAGATAATGGCTCGAATTAATGAGGTCGTTTCAGCGACACGCGATGTCGGAGGGATGCCGTTGGCGGAAACCACCGTGATGGTCATGGATGATGACGAGGATTTTATTGAACCGGTGCTACAATGAGCGTTTACGCGGATAAATATGACGATATCGAATGGACGGCCAAGCCACGTTTGAGAAGGGTCAAGATCGATTATTCCTCAAAGCGGTCCCACCTCGCTGCGCCGTATGTGGCGGGGGACTACCAGCCATACGACTGCCCCATAACAGGCAAGACCATTGATGGTCGTCGTGAACACAGAGAGAATCTGGAATTGCATGGTTGCCGGGTTCATGAAAAAGGTGAATTCGAGGACGTTAAGAAGAACGGCAAGAAGCGAATAGAAGCGTCGATGGACGCGGCAATAGACAAGTCGGTGGATGCAATTGCCAGACAGATTGATTTTTAGAAGGAAATCGTGATGGCGGAAGATGCGGAGGATGTCGTTGTTGAAACGGAGTCGATGGATGATTTCATGGGCGCTCAATTCGATGCCTTGAATTCGGATGATGCCGTAATTGGCTCTCCCAAGGTCGAGGTCGCAACTCCTGAAGTCACGACCACTGAAGAATCGGGGGTGTCTGAACCCCTGGACAAAGATACCGTTGCGGAAGCGACGGATGACGCAGACAGCGAAGGCTCTGAACCTGATAATCAGACCATCACAGCCCCGCAATCCATGTCTGCTAAAGACCGCGAGACTTTTTACGCATTACCGCCTGAAAACCAGAAATGGATTTCAGATCGCGTTAAAGCGCAAGAAGCAGACTATACGCGGAAGACAATGGAAGTAGCAGAACAGCGGAAATTGTACGACAAGTTGGAGCAGACCATTGCGCCCCGGCGTCAGCAGTTTGCAATGAACGGAATGGATGAAAGCACCGCCATAGGTCAGCTTCTCGCCCTTTCCGATTATGCAGATGCGGACCCCGTTGGTTTTACGCGCTATCTGTTTGAACAGCGTGGAATTCCGATTTCTGCATTAAATGAAAGCGGCGGAGAATATTCCGTCGATCCTCAAATGCTTGAAATGCGGAAACGCATCGAAGGCTTCGAGAATCATTTTGCACAACAGCAGAACCAGCAGTTGGAGCAAGAGGGTCAAATTGTTTCTGGTGTAATAAATGATTTCGCAACAGCGAACCCGTTTTATACAGAACTTGAAAGCGACATGATCCCGATTGTTTCCGCTCTGCGTGAGAGCAAACCCGGCCTAACCAGCGATCAATATCTTCAGTTGGCCTATAAAATGGCTCTGGCAACCAATGACGAGGTTTCCGGGAAGATCGAGGCCGACCGCAAGGCTAAATCAGAAGCCGAGCGGATCGCCAAGGCGAAGAAAGACGCCACGGCGGCAAAGCGTGCCGGGGGAACTAACATCAAGACCACTGGCGCGTTGCCAGCGGGTGCTGTGAAAGCGAAAAGTGTTGATGATTTTATCGGGGCTTTGGTGGACGACCGCATGACAGCCTAGACCTGAAAGGTCACTATCATGCCAGCTAATAGTTCATTTACGGAAATATCGGCGATTACCTATCGCCACTTCAGGAACACGTATCTTGAAGACAACATCTCGAACCACACCGCTTTACACCAGCGGCTGACGGAAAAAGGTCGCGTTGATCTTATCTCCGGTGGCTGGGAAATCCAGATTCCGCTCGACTACGCGGAGAATGGAACTTACCAGCGGTATAGCGGTTATGACACGCTCGACATCGCTCAGTCGGAAGTGTTTACCGCTGCCAATTTCGCATGGAAACAGGTCGCCATTAACGTGGTGGCGTCTGGATTGGAAATTCGGCAGAACAGCGGCAAGGAAGGCGTTATCAAACTTGTTAAGAGCAAGCTGAAGAATGCCATGCGTACCGCTGGCAACAACTTCTCGACCGACATCTATAGTGACGGCACCACTGCCAACCAGATTAACGGTTTGCAGGCTCTCGTCTCGGATGCCGGGACAGGAACTGTTGGCGGGATTGTATCCGGGACTTACACCTTCTGGAAAAACATCCTTCAATCTGCGGCCAGTCCGTTACAGGGTGGTGGAGCTATCACGCCAAGCGCGTCCACTATCGAGAGTCTCATGCTCCCATTGTGGCTCAACCTGACGCGGAATAATGACATGCCTGATCTTATTGTCATGGACGATACCTACTTCACGTTCTTCGACAATAGTCAGACCAGCATCCAGCGTTATACGAACACGACCGATCTGAAAACCGGAACTACTTCGTTGAAGTACAAAGGCGCGGACGTGGTGTATGACAGTTCGGCGGCTGGAATGCCTGACGCTCATGCGTATTTCCTCAACACCGATTACATCGGTATTTGCGCCCATCGTGATGCGAATTGGACGGAAGTTCCCGAAAAGTCGTCGGTTAACCAGGATGCTCAAGTTTTGCCGATTATCTGGCAGGGCAATATGACCGTGAGTAATCGTTCACTTCAGGGTGTGATGAAGGCTTAATTGTTTTCATTCAAACTCTATTTCCTGAAAGGGGAAAGACATGTCTGACTATCAAATCGTTAACCCGATTGTCGGGACGCAGAATATTGCGGATACCTCGACAACTCAAAACCAGCCACTCGGAACCATTGTCGAAGCTGTGGATCGCGCTTCCACCGATTATGGTGCCGGTGAGTTTATTTACCTCAAAGGTGTCGCATCGACGGTGCTAGGTTCTTTTGTCACCTACAACGCCGACGACAATTCAACCGCGCTTTTGGCAGCTAATGCCATTGGCCCGGTTGCCACCTCAATGTCGATCAATGTTGCCAGCCAATATGGCTGGTATCAGATCGGCGGCAAGGCGGTTGGCAAGGCTCTAGCCAGTTATGCTGACAACGGTCTGGTCTACGCGACTTCCACGGCGGGCAGCATCGATGATGCTGTTGTTTCCGGGGATCGCGTAAAACTTGCCATTGGTGCTTCTGCCGTGGATACCCCATCGAGCGGACTTGCTGAATTCGAGATTCAGCGTCCGTTCATGGATGACGGTAGCTCTGCTTAACTTTAGTCGGGGATGTCTCGGTGAGGCATCCCCTTCTTTAATTTCAAGGGGAAAAAGATGGTCGATATGATGATGGAAGAAAGACATGGATTTTATGTCGATTTCGAGCTTCGACCGGAGGAAGACCGTGAGCAGACCATTGCTCAAGGAATGCCGATTTTCAAGGATGTCGAATTTGCTATCATCACGATGCCGGGTGGCGGATTGGTGGTCGATAAGCAGATCACAGACGCTCTCCTCCAAGAGTGGCGTCACGGTGATAACCGGCGTAAACCGCCATCGCCGTTCGCTTTCACCGCATATGAAGCGTGGAAAGAAGGCCGCGAGGCTCCCGTAAATGGAACCGATTTGAAGAACTGGCCGGGTGTGACACCCGCGCAGTTGAAAACGTGCCAGAACGCTACAATCCGCACCATCCAGGACTTAGCTTCGGCCAACGCCGATACAATCCGTAGACTGGGCATGGGCGGTGTTGCGATGGTCGAGAAGGCGAAGTCATATTTGGACTCTGCCCAGAGTAATAAGGCTTCAGAAGAAGTTGCATCGCTGAAGATCAAAATGGAATCATTGGTCGAATCTATTAACAAGAAAGACCGCCAGATCGAGGATTTACTGGAGCGTCTTGATAACGCCTCTAAGAAGCGTGGCAAGCCGAGGAAAGAGGAATAAATGACGCTTTTAACCATTGTCCAGAACGCATCTGATACAATCGGCCTGACCCGCCCGTCTGTTGTAGTCGCTTCGGTAGATCAGAACGTCAGGACTTTGCTGTCCCTGGCACAGACCGAAGGTCGGGAAGTTCTGGACCGTTTTTCGTGGCCTGCAACCCAGATCGAAGTCACTCACACAAGCCTCGCGGCGGA